GGTGATATGGCTGGTTTGGCTGCTAGAACAGACTTAACAGCTGACGCTTGGTACTCACCTGCTGGCTTTAACAGAGGTCAAGTAAGAGGCGTAGTTAAATTAGCTTACAATCCAACTAAAGCACAAAGAGATCAATTGTATCCTAAGAGAGTAAATCCTGTGGCATTCTTCCCAGGACAAGGTACAGTCCTTTTTGGTGACAAAACTGGATTATCAGCGCCGTCTGCATTTGATAGAATCAACGTAAGAAGATTGTTTATCGTACTAGAAAAAGCAATCTCTACAGCTTCTAAATTCCAACTTTTTGAGTTCAATGATGAATTTACAAGAGCGAACTTTAGAAATATCGTAGAGCCATTCTTACGAGAAGTACAAGGTAGACGAGGTATCACAGACTTCCTAGTAGTATGTGATGAAACAAACAACACAGGCGAAGTAATTGATCGTAATGAGTTTATAGCAGAAATCTTTATCAAACCTGCTAGAAGTATTAACTTCATTACACTTCAATTTATCGCAACCAGAACTGGCGTCAGCTTTGACGAAGTTGCTGGCGGTTAATAGTAGAGAAGGAGAATAAAATATGCCAAATATAAATGACTTCAAAGCTAAACTTGCTGGTGGTGGCGCTAGAGCCAATCAGTTTAAGGTAGTAATGCCTTTTCCTGGTTACGCACAAGTTGGTGGCGAAATAGAAGACCTAGCATTCTTATGTCGTGCTACATCTATACCTGAAATGAATATTGCATCTATAAACATTCCGTTTAGAGGTAGAAATATCAAAATAGCAGGTGATAGAACGATTGCAGAATGGGGTATTACTGTATTAAATGATACAAACTTTAAGTTAAGAAATGCTTTCGAAAGATGGCAAAACGGTATCAACAATATGTCTGATAACGAAGGCTTAACTAATCCAGTTGATTATCAAGTGGATGCGTTTGTAGATCATTTAGATAGAAATGGTAATACTGTTAAATCATACACGTTGAGAGGCGCTTTTCCAACACTTGTAGGTGAAATTGAATTAGATTATGATGAAAAAACGACCATCGAAACATTTGAAGTGACGTTTCAATATCAATATTTTGAAACAAACACTACAACTTAAAATCTAATAAAGGTGGCCTGGTTCTCCAGGCCGCCTTTTAAAAACTATTATAAGTAGTAGTAAGGAGAATAAATTATGGCTGAATTATTTGGGTTTAGTATTACAAGGGCTAAAAAACAAGCCGATCCAAAACAGAGCTTCACAACAACTCAAGCAGATGACGGTACACAAACGGTTGCTGCTGGTGGTTACTTTGGGCAGTACCTCGATATGGAAGGTACGGCAAAGAGCGAGGCGGATCTAATACGAAGATATAGAGAAGTAGCATTACACCCCGAGTGTGATATGGCAATTGAAGATATAGTCAACGAAGCTATTGTTGCTAACGAACTAAAAGACGCAGTAAGAGTAAATGTAAAAGATTTACCTTATGGTGATGAAGTAAGAAGAAAAATAGAAGACGAATTTAAAAATGTATTAAGATTGTTAAACTTTAATACAAAAGGCCACGAAATCTTTAGAAGATGGTACGTAGATGGCAGAATTTATTATCATAAAATTATAGATAGAAATTCACCTGTAAAAGGTATTACAGAATTAAAATATATTGATCCTCGTAAAGTTAAAAAGATTAGAGAGATCAGAAAAAAAAGACCAGATGGTCCTGTACCACACGGCCTTTCAGTTGTAGATGAATATGTTGAATACTATGTTTACAATGAAAAAGGAGTTGCAGGTTCAACTTCAGGTGTTGGTATTAAAATAGCACCAGATACAATAGCATTTTGTCCAAGTGGTTTAATAGATCAAAATAAAAATATGGTCTTGTCTTATTTACATAAGGCAATTAAACCAGTTAATCAATTAAGAATGATTGAAGACGCTACAGTTATTTACAGAATAGCTAGAGCGCCTGAAAGAAGAATTTTTAAAATTGATGTTGGTAATTTACCAAAAGTAAAAGCTGAACAGTATCTAAGAGATGTTATGGCAAGATACAGAAACAAACTTGTTTATGACGCTTCTACAGGTGAGATTAGAGATGATCGAAACTATATGTCAATGTTAGAAGATTTTTGGTTACCAAGTAGAGAAGGTGGTCGAGGTACTGATATTTCAACATTACCAGGTGGCCAAAACTTAGGTGAGATTGCTGACATTGAATACTTTAGAGCAAAACTTTATAGATCATTAAACGTACCAGTAAGTCGTTTAGAATCATCTACAGGTTTTAATTTAGGCAGAGCTTCAGAAATTACAAGAGATGAATTGAAGTTTACTAAATTTGTTCAAAGATTAAGAAAGAAATTTACTGAACTTTTTAATGATTTATTAAGAACACAGTTAATCTTAAAAGGTATCATAAATGAAGACGATTGGTATACTGTAAGAGATAGTATGAACTATGACTTTTTACAAGACGGCCATTTCGCTGAATTAAAACAAACAGAAATGTTAAGAGAAAGATTAGCATTGGCCAATGAGATGAGAGATTACATTGGTAAATTCTTTTCAGTAGAGTATGTTAGAAAAAATGTACTTAAACAAAACGAAAGAGATATTGAGGAAATGGATGTTCAAATCAAAAAAGAAATTGATGATGGTATTATTGCAAGTCCAACAGCTCAATCATCTGATACAGATAATTTATAAAAGGAGTAATTATGACAGATATAAATGACAATACAAAAAACTTTATCGACCAATTATCACAAGGTGATAACACGGATGCTGGTGAAGCTTTTAAAGCAGCTTTAAGAGATAAAGTTGCAAGTGCTTTAGACAATGCTAGAAAAGATATAGCAGGTAATTTGTTTAATGGAAATAGTGTAGCTGCTAGTTTTAGTGACCCTAAACCAACAATAGCTGATCCAGGCACTTTTAATCCTGACGGTTCAATATCGCCTACAACAACAGCAGCTCAATCTGCTGATGGAGAAGCACAAATAGATTTGACACAAGGTGTTGAAAATGCAGGTGAGTAGAATAATTAATAAAAATTTAGAAATTAATTCTCAATCATTTAAGGATTTAAGTCCAGTAATGAAAGAGGCAGTAAGTGATATTTTTAAATTAATTGAAAAAGAACAAGGTGATGTTATTAGAAGATTTGAAAATGCTGTTAATAAAATAGCAGAATTTCATAATATTAATTTAGAAGAAATTGAAAATTATTTTGATAAAGAAATATTAGAACAATTAGGAGAAAAATAAAATGGCAACAGTTATCGCTAAAGGAGAGTTTGTAAACAATCCAAATGCAAATAATATTGGTAATGCTCAATTTGTACATTGTGTTGCTACAGGAGCTACTCAATCAGTTGTTGTAAAAAATGCTACTGGTACAACACTAGGAAACATTTACTTACACGCAGCTGGAGATTCAATTATTATTGAAAAAGCACCGACTGATACAATTACAATTGTTGACGGTCACGCTAGCGCTGTAGGTTCACCAAGAAGTTAATTATGACCATATCTACGACCAAGTTAGTTGATGATAGTTTTAAAATTATTGTTAACGCTAATGGTGTAGGTAGTGAAACAGAACAGAAACTTGTAGATGTTGTTAATTCAAACAATGCTTCAAGTGAACCAAAAGTTTCAATTGCTAACATACAATACGAAGTTGTTGGCACAGGAGATGTAACTGTATTTTTTAAGAATGATACATCAAAAAAAGTTATAGTAAATGGTAGAGGTAATTACGGCCTTAAACCTAACGAACAAAAAATTAAAGACGTAATAGGAGATGTTTTATTAACGAGTGACTCTAACGTAACAAAATATAATGTCGTTATAGAGGCACATAAAGAATCGGGTTATACAAATGGCTGATACAGTAACAACACAAACAATAGCAGATACATCTGGTGTAAAATTTGTAACTAAATTAACTAACTTTTCAGATGGTACTGGAGAAACTTTAGTACGAAAAGTTGACGCTTCAGAAACTACTTTTATGACCGAAGATGGTAATAGAAAGATTAGTAAGATTTGGTTTTCAGTTAATACAGCAAATGGTAAGTCTGGTGTAGAGTTATTATGGGCAGGGGCTACTAACGCTTCTGCTGTTTTTCTATCTGGTCAAGGTTATTGGGATTTAAGACCAGCTG